GCCGGGTCGGGTCGGCGCGTCTTGGTGCTTGCCCAATAGGCCCGCGATCTCGGCGAGCGTTCGCGCCGCTTGGACCCGCGCGGCGGCGGCGGCGGTCTTATCGTTTATGACGTCGCGCAAAGCGGCGAGGATAATATCACTATCTGTTTGCATTATAACGCCCCGTTAGGTCGGCCCACGCCCGACCGTCGCCCGCTTGGGCGGCGACATAGGCGAGAACGACGGCGGCCCTCTCGGCGAGAGACCGGGCCGCCCGATATACCGGCAAGCGTAAGACGTCGGGCGGCGCGTCTTGGATTGCGTCGAGCGCCGCTTGTCGGCGGGCGTGTCGGGCTCGACGCTCGGGCGTCGGTTTATGGTCGGGATTGTTTCGCAAGGCCGCGCGGTCGGCCCCGGTCAAATGATACCGGCAATGTTCGAGGCCCCACGCCGCCCGGTTCCGACATGGTCGGTCGTTTTGTCGCGACCAACCGGCGCACGTCTTGGCGGTCGCGAACGGCGACCCAAAACCGGCGGCGGCCCGCTTGGTTTTGAACGTCTCGGATTGCGTCGGGTTTTTGTTTGCCATGCCCGGGATGATACCCGACGCCGCGCTTGCGTTCTATATCACACATTGTTATATATTGACGTGTCGGGCGACGCCGCCCGACGGCAAACACTCGAACCGACTAAACACAAGGAACCAACAAACCATGACAAACACATACACAAGCGAAGGCCGCACGGCTTTAAAAGCGGCGATCACAAACAGCCCGGCATGGGGCGACTATAAAGATGCGCACGGCGTCACGTCGGGCGGCCTTACGGTCGCCGGTCTCGAAAAGGCCGCCGCCGCCCTCGGTATCGACGCCCGGCAATATGCGAAAGACGTTTTCGCCCCGGCAACGCCGCCGGTCGCCGCGCCGGTCGCCGCCCCGGTCGAGGTCGAGGCCGCCCCGGTCGTCGAGGTCGAGGCCGCCCCGGTCGAGACCCAAGACGGCGAGACCGCCGACGCAATCGCCCGCGATATTTTGAGCGGTTCAATCGCCGACATGGCCGCCCGGGTCGAGACCTTGGCCGCCCGGGCCCTCGACGCCGAGACCGCCGCCGCCGAGACGTCGGCACGTCTCGCCGCCGCAATGGCGGCCCCGGGCTCGAACGTCGTCGCAATGCCGACGCCCGCCGCGCCGGTCGCAAAGGCCCCGACGGTCGCCCCGGCCCGGGTCGTCGAGACCAAAACCCGGAAAGACGTTTTCGGCCTTACGCTCGACGGGTCTGATTTCCCGGTTTCAATATGGAACGCCGCCGACGCCCCGGCCCGCGATAAAAAGATGGCATGGGATAAAACAGTCTTATCCTATGCCCTCGCCGTTTGGCGGCGCGGGAAAAATATCTGGTTGCACGGCCCGCGCGGCGTCGGCAAGACGACGTTTTGCGAACAGGTCGCCGCTTGGACCGGTCGCCCGCACGTTCGCATTGGTTTTCACGCCGATATGGAACCAGTGCATCTTTTCGGTATGGTCGTCCCCGAACCGACCGGCGGCGTCGTTTGGCAAGACGGCGTTCTGGTCGCCGCCATGCGCCGCCCGGGCACGATAATTTTGCTCGACGAACCGACCCTTGCGCCGGTCGGCATGTTACACGCCCTTCAAACGGTTCTGGACACTCGGCGCGTTACGCTCGAAACCGGCGAGGTCGTCGAGGCCGCCGAGGGCGTCGTCTTTGCAATCGCCGACAATACCGCCGGGCATGGCGACGATACCGGCGAGTATCACGGGACCGGCCCTATGAACGCCGCTTTCCTCGACCGCGCCGCCGTCTCAATTCCGGTCGGTTATTTGCCCAAGGCCAAAGAGGTCGCGCTTGTCGAGGCCCGCACGGGTTTAAACCGGGCGACCGCCGACAAGCTGGTCACGTTCGCGGGCCTGACCCGGCAAAAAGGCAACGATTGCGCCGGGCTCTCGCCCCGTCGCGTTTTTGCTTGGGCCGAACTTGTCGCCGACGGTTTCCCAAGCGCCGAAGCTTTCAATATGGCGGTCGTCAATTTGGCCGACCCGGCGCACGTCGAGATATACCGGCAACTTGAGATCGGCGACGGCGTCGGCGGGCTCGATCACGCCGTTATTGACGCCCTCGCCCGGGGCGAGGCTTTACCGTCGCCCGACGGCGCGGCCCCGCAATCGACCGACGACGTCGAGACCCGCTTGGGCTTTGACGCCCTCGATCTCGACAACGTGAACGCATAAGGGGGGCGAGACCATGAAGGTTAAAAACACCGATTTCCTCGCCGCCGTCGGCCCGACCGCCCAAAAATTTTTGGCGCGGGCGGGCGTCAAGGCAAAGGTCAAAGTGCTTTGCTCGGGCTCGACCGCTTGGACCCGTTTTTACGGGTCCGGGCGCGACGGCTCGACCATGCGCGTCGATTTAAACATGCCCGCTTTGCCGGTCGCCGGGTCTATGACCCGCGACCAAGCCGACATGTTCACGGCGTATATTCTGCACGAAATTTCGCACAACCTTTGGACCGACACCGAGGCATGGGACGAGGCCGTGCGTGCGGTCGAGTATCGCAAACAAACGGCTTTCCATCGTATTATAAACGCCCTCGAAGACGTGCGAATTGAACGTGTTTCAATTCGCGAAAAGGTCGCCGGTCGGTTCCGCGATTGTCTCGAACGTTTGATCGACCAGTTACACGCCGACGCCGTGCGCGGCGGGTTTAACCCGAACGGCCCGGGCGGGGCCCTTTGGACCCTTTGCGTTTTGGGTCGGGTCGATTTGTGCGGTTATAACGTGCCCGCCGCCGCCGGGCTCGCCGGGGCTCTCGGCCCGGCGCAATCGGCAATCGTCCGCGATACGCTCGACCGGCTCGACCGGGCGGGCTCGACCGCCGACGTCGTCGCAATCGCTCGCGATTTGCTCGACCTTTTCGACGCCGACCAGCAAGGCCCCGAACCGCAACCCGGGCCCGGCGAAAAGGGCGACGACCAGGGCGACGACCAGGGCGACCAGGGCGACCAGGGCGACCAGGGCGACGACCAGGGCGACCAGGGCGACCAGGGCGACCAGGGCGACCAGGGCGACCAGGGCGACGACCAGGGCGACGACCAGGGCGACGACCAGGGCGACCAGGGCGACGACCAGGGCGACCAGGGCGACGACCAGGGCGACGACCAGGGCGACGACCAGGGCGACGACCAGGGCGACCAGGGCGACCAGGGCGACAAGCCCGGCGACGGCGCGGGCAAGGGCGGCGACGATTGGACCGGCGGCGGGCTCGACAATTTGCAAGACGCCGAACCGACCGCCGACGGCGTCGCCGCCGACCTTGGCATTGACGCCGACGGCGTTGACGTCTGGAACGGCATTTTGACCCGGTCGCCGGTCTCTCGCGAGATACAGAAAACTTTTCGAGGTTCCGACATGGCCGCCGGGGCCGACCGGGCCAAGGCCGACATTGCCGTGCCGTCGAAACTGAAAACCCAAGTCCGGGCGATTGTCCGGGCCCCGGGCCGAACCGACAGGCGGCGCTGGCAAGACGCCGGGCGTCTCGACGTTCGCGCAATCCCGGCAATGCGGGCGGGCCGAAAAAACGTCTTTCGGACCCGGCGCAAACAAGACGCCGTCAATAGCGTCGTTTCGCTCATACTCGACCTTTCGCCGAGCATGGGGGGCCGTCGTATCCACGCCGCTTGCGGTCTCGCCGTTCACTTGGGCGAGGCTTTAAAGGCCGCCGGGGTGCCGTTCGAGATCATGGGTTTTCGCGGCGGCGAAACCGTTTACGCCGTCAAAACCTTGGCCGAGGCTTGGAACCGGGCGGCGGTCGAGAATATCGGCAAGGCCGAATATTCTCTCGGCGGCGGAACGAATATCACGTCGTCGGTCGTCGCCGGGGCCTTGCGCTTGCGCGACGTCGCGAACGTGAACCGGCGGATCATGCTAGTCTTGACCGACGGCGGGTGCGGGTGCGGCCCTTGGGCCTTGCGGGCGGCGGTCGATTATGCCGAGAGCGTCGGCGTCGAGGTCGCCGGGCTCGGCATCGGCGGCGGGTCCGACGTGCGGGCGTTCAAGGTCGCCCAAAAAATCGACGACGTGCGCGACCTTGGGGCCGCCGGTCTCGACATTCTCGCCCGGCAATTGGGGGCCGCCCGGTGATTATACCGGCGGCCCTTGGGGCCCTCGCCGTTTTGGTCGGGGCCCTATGCGCCGAGGTCGGGCACGTCGCCCGGCGACGGCGTCGAGGTCGGAAAAAATAAGACGCCCGCCGAGGGCCCCGGGTCGAGAGACCCGGGGCCCTTTTTTTTACCCGCACGGGGCCGAGAGGGCCCCGGGGCGGGTCGAGGCCCCGGCGGGCCCTTGTCGGCCCTTGGCGGGCCATTTTTGGGCGTCTCTCGCCCCGCTCGACGTCGCGCGGCGGGCCCCGGGGCGGCGAGATCGGCGAGAGACGCCGCCGAGGGCGGGCGGCCCTATCCCGGCCCCGCCGTCGGCGGCGGGCCCGGGCACGTCGGCCCCGGGGCGGCGACCGGGTCGAGGTCGGCGACCGGGTCGAGGTCGGCGACCGGGTCGAGGTCGGCGACCGGGTCGAGGTCGGCGACCGGGTCGAGGTCGAGATCGGCGGCGGGCCCGGGCACGTCGGCCCCGGGGCGGCGACCGGGTCGAGATCGGCGACCGGGTCGAGCGCCGCCGGGTCGAGATCGGCGACCGGGTCGAGCGCCGCCGGGTCGAGATCGGCGACCGGGTCGAGGTCGAGCGCCGCCGGGTCGAGGTCGAGCGCCGCCGGGTCGAGGTCGAGATCGGCGACCGGGTCGAGGTCGAGCGCCGCCGGGTCGAGATCGAGAAAAAAAACCGGGGCCGGGTCGTAAGATTTTTGACGCCGGAACGTCGCGCGGCGGTTTTAGTTTTAACGCCCGGGGCGGCGTCTCGCCGTCTCGGTCTCGGGCCGAGACGGCGAGACGCCGTCTTGAGACACGCGCGGCCGCCGCGCGGGCCCGGGCGGGAGCGAGGCCTGCCCCTCCGCCGCCGCGCCTGATTTCAAAGATTGTACGAGGTACGAAAATTCGGAGATTGTACGCGGTACGAAAATTCCAAAATTTCCGAGATTGTACGAGGTACGAAAATTATCACACTTCGTTAGATAACACATAGTTATACTCGCCGCCTAACGTCCCCCCGGGAGGCACCCCACCCCTCTATGGGGGGTGCCACCGGGGACGTCAAGGCGTTTTGACCAACCATGTCGAACCATGTAGCTTTAAAATCAATGACTTAGCCCTTATCCATGTAACCATGTCGGAACCATGTCGAAAATGAACCATGTCGTAATGATTTCAATGACTTAACCCTTAACCTTGTAACCATGTAGCAACCATGTCGTGAACCATGTCGAGAAAAAATACGTTTTGTTATGCTACATCTTGTAAATCCGCCCTAAAAACAACACCCAGCACATCACAAACTGTTAAAAACTGTAGCACCACCCACCCCCCAAAAACCCCATCTGAGACAAGAGAAAACCCCGCATCCGAGACATGGGGTTTCCCCAACCTAACAACAAGTTATGTATTACCCTGTGAATTACGGGGAAAACCCGACCCCATCAATCGAAAGGATTTGGCATCTGCGCCCGGGAAACAACCACAACACCCTGACCCGAGCGCCCCGTCGGTGTCTTCCAGCCCAGATCGCCGGTATCCAATTCGCCCCTCTCGCGCATCCGCTCCATGACCAATTCGATCTCGTCCAAACGATAGACCTGTGCCCGGTGAACCCGAGCCTTACACCACGCCGGGAGCCACTTGTCGTGACCGGCTTTCTTGGAGAACGACAGCGCGTGTTTCTTGTCTTCGGCCAATATGATCCCGTCTTCGATAATGCCTTCGATCTCGGTCTCGGCTTCTGTCTTGCCTGTGATCGGGTCGATTTCCCCGGCAGTGACTTGGCGCACTACCTTGAAAGCCCCCTTGTCCCATTCCAAGATTTTGTCTGTCTCTGAGCCTGACGCCGAATAGTTGGACTTGACCCGAGACAAGCGCCTCAAGTTGTTTCGGCCCCCTAAAACCCCTGACGGATCGTTGTCGTCCATCGAAGAAAGATACCACCTACTCCTGACAGAGTTGTTCCAAGCAGTTGAACCTGAGAAACCTTGCCCGGAGGACTTACCGGCTTGAGACGGGTGGGCTAGGAACAAGACGGAGCCATTTATGTCTTGGGCGAGACCCAAGAGCGCCCGTTGCACAAACTGTCTGACTTCCAGCCGAGACACTTCGTTGCCGCCGAATACATCAGCCAGCGTGTCCAAAACAATTACATCCGCTTTCATCGCAACAGCCGCGTCTCGGAGGTTTACCCAGAAATCCGTGAGAGTTCCGATGCCGGAGCCGTCAAACGTCATCAATAAGTTATCTTCGCCTTCGCGGCACATATAGGCCAGCGTGTCTTTGTCTGGCCCGTCCCATGTATTCATGTCCAAGACATAGTGGTTGTTAATGTCATCCTGACGCCGCCAGATTTCATCCGCGTCGTCTTCACACAGCACCGCCAGTACCCGGGACTTCTGAGTTTTCTCGCCGAGCCAATCGCCACCAACAGAGAGACAGGTCGCCAACATTTGCGCGACCAGTGTCTTACCCAAGCCCCCGTCTCCATACAGAGACGTGACCTTGCCTTTGGGCAGCCAATCTTCCACCACCCACTCACGCTGCGGAGGGGTCTTACCTGACCATTCGCCGGGGCGGGTGATAACCAGCCCCCCGGTGGACTTGTGGACACGCTCTGTCTCGGCGGCGTCTTCAATGTCTTGTATGACACTTTCGGGCACCCCACAGAGAACATCCCACTTGTCTACCAACCTGTCATATTGTAGCGGGTCCAAAACCTGTAAATGCGCCAACCAGCCCCGATGCGCCTCAATGGTTTCCCTGTCTTTCCATGTCTGCGCGATCTCAAAGGGCCAGCGGTTATTCTCGTCAAACTCATGCACCATCTGAGCCCACTCGACAGACTTCTTTGAGCCGGGCAATTTGGCGTCAATGTGGTCGATCAGGTCGCCGTAGTGGCGTTGCTCACAGTGCCCGTGGTGGCACCTAAACCCGAACGGAGACAGATACGCCGCGCCGCTATCAGCCGCGCCGGTATGCTCATGCACCCAAGGGCACTCGATGTCGTAGGTGTCGGGTTTGATCTTGCCTTTGAAAATCCCGACCTGAGACAGTAGGGGCACAATCGGGTCTTTGTCTTCGTCGATCCCGGAACCGTACTTAGACGTCTTGGCTGAGACATTCGTCACGTCGATCCCAAAGGGCCGGGCCAAATCTTCCAGCCGGTGTTTCAAATCCGGTTCCCATTTCGTGAGTTTACACTTGAAGGGTTTGCCGTATTTCTTTTTGGTGTTTGACCCGACAGGCAGCCGAACATATCGGGTGACGCCTTTCATGCCGGGGTCTTTCATGTCATCAGCGATCCCAGCAGCAACCAGCCCATTTAAGAGCGCGTCTACCCGTTCTTGCCGTGTCTCCGGTGTCTCAAGGATGAAGCCCCATTGCTCGTTACCCGACGACGTCTCCAAGATATAACTCGGCTCTGGTAGGTTTTTGATATTCTCCGCCGGGACTTTGTCGTGAACGTCATCAATGGTTATCACATACGTTGCGTCGTGGAGGTCTTTGCGGCGGCGGGCTTTGCCGTCTTCCGCCAGTTCAAACAGGGAGATCACAAAATATGTGTTCCGATCCCCGAGACAGTACGGAAGTTGTGTCTTCGCGGGGCCGCCGCCCCAGTAGTGCCTGAGACCCAGATTATCCAGATCATACGGGTCTTCTTTGAAACTCGTAACGTGGGCCCGTTCCCATTCGTTACCGAAGATGCCTTTGAGGAAGTCTTCGTTCGTGAGATCGACCCGCTTCGCCATTGTTACCACGTTTTCACCGCCCATTTCACGCCCCCAAAAATGATAAGTTTTGAGGGTTGTCGCCAACAGTCGGTGAGGGTATATTTAGGCCGGGCATTGGAGGTTCCTTTCATTGTCTTTCGAGTGTTTTGAGGCCCGGGGAGTGGTTCCCCCGGGCCTCTTGCCGTTTAAGCGAAGGGTTTTAAGAGTAATGTCTTTAAGTGTTTGGCGCAATAGCCGACAGGGCCGACAAAGACGTAGAGCCTTCGCCCCAGTTCCCGCAGAAGTCTGCCAATAGGGCCCACAGAAGGTGTGCCCCCGAGAAATTTAATTTCCTCGACCAAACAATAATCCAGCGATCCGTCGTCGTAGCGGGTCCAGATAGCGACAGGTTTTTTCATCACTTGTGCCCCACAGAATAACTCTCGGCGACCATTGATCCGAAAATCCCGGTGTCTTTGCATGATCCGCAGATGCGTTGCCCGATCCATTCACTAAAGAAACTCCGGCGGCACTTGAGACATATCCGTGTCTTGGCTTGTCCCGAATAGTCCCTCTCGGGTTTGGGCTTCTTCTTGTCTTCGTATGGGTCTCGGGGTGTCTTAAATACATTTCTCATGTGTTATTTCCTATATCTGGTCCCGACCCAGCCTTCGCAGTCGGTTGGGAGACCGTCTGCCCAAGCCGGGTTGATACGGATGATGTCTTTGATGTTTTTTAGGTGGTCGATGTCTGCGTCTGTCTCGACGATCAGTTCGTCATGCACAGTCAGCAAAATCCTGTACCCGGCTTTGTCGAGACGCAGCAGCGCGGCGATCATCAGGTCTCGGGCGATAGCCTGAGTGATGTTCTCGACGAGTTTCCCGCCCCATGTGTCTTGGCGTTCCCATTTCCGGGTGTACTGGTTGACCCCCATATAAGTAACTCTGGGCCGGTTCTTCTCGTCGTGTTCGATCTGAGCCTCTCGGTAAACCAGATACCGCCCCGATGGCAGCCGACAGACCAGATTGCTCCCCATCATGGCGTAATCGACCTTGCCGACGTTGTAGATTTTGGGCCGGAGAGCGTTGCGTTTGCTTTCGATGGCCTTGATGGCAGCTTCTTGGCAGTCGTACCAAAACCCCACGATGTAGGGGTTGGCTTTACGCCAGCCCGAGACCACTTCGGCGGCAAACTCTGTCTCCAAGGTGAGACCGTACCCCAGCGCCGTCTCGACGAATTTGTTCGCTCCCATGCCGTAGCCGAGACCGAGACGACAGACTTTGCCCAAGGCGCGGTTGTCCGATCCGATCTGAGTGGCGTCGTAGACATACACGTCTTCACCGTTGGCGAAGACATTCAAGATGTCTTGCTGGTCAGCTTCCCACGCCAACACTCTCGCTTCGATCTGCGAGAAATCGACCACAGTTAGCGACATATTGTTAGGCGCGGCCAGACACCCCCTGAGACACGAAGACACGACAGACATAACCGGCCCGAACGTGAGTTCGATCATGTCGGCGTCCACCCCTCTGAGCATCCAGCTAATCGCGCGGTCCACATCTTTGATCTCGCCGCGCGGCATGTTCTGGGGTTGGATCAGTCTGCCCGCGTGTCTCCCGGTCCTAAAAGCGCCGTAGTATTGAAGCATCCCACGGACCCGAGACCCCTCGCCGACACAGTTGAGCATGGCGGTCAGTTTGGCAGTTGAAGACTTGGCCGCGATCTGGCGCAGTTCTACAGCGCGTCTCGCCGCCCCGGTCAAATGTGGCGACTTTAAGGCTTTCGCCATGTTTGCCTTATCAAGAGAGTTCACCCCCGGATAACTCTTGCGAACAAAATCCAAGAGTTTGCCCACCTGAGAACAGGTCGTGACTTCGCCATCAGTGATTTGAGCCATCCGGGCGTCGAGTTTCTTCTTAGACGCGTCGGCGTACCGAGACATGGCGGTCACTAGGTCTTGGTCTAGGAACACCCCCCGGTCGTTGAGGCGTTGGTCTACCTGATAGACTTTTACTTCCTCGGGCGGCAGCGGTGGGATTTGATAACAAATACCCCGCTCCGCTTCGACGTCTTGGGCACAGTAATCTTGGAGACGGGCGTATCGCTGCGGATCGTCCAAGTGCCACCATTCATGTGTGCCGTCTTTGTTTGTCTTACGGGGCCGAGACATGCGGAGCATTAACGAGTGCCCCTCTTTGTCTTTTGGGGGCCCGCCCAGTGCGTCTGATGCCATGTCCAACGACAGCGGCAGCCCCCAATAGGCAGCTTGCGCCATCGTGCAGACGAATTGCTCGGGTTTGATGTCGGGCCAGTTGTGTTTCGGGCCCAAGACATATTTCCAGATCAACCGCTCAAACTGCGCGTTCCAAGCGGCGACTTTGCCGCCAGCCTGGACATGCGCGATGATCTCGTCGGGGACCGGCATGGACGGGAGCCAGCCACGGACTTTGCCCGTCTCGCCAAAGGCACAGAAAGCCATGATGCAATCCGTGTCTTTGTCTTGAGCGTACCGGTAGGCTCCCGTCTTGTTGAGGTCGAGAACGGCGACCGTCTCGACATCCAAGTGCAACAGTGTCTCCGTCATGGGACTACAGTGGGAGTTCGAGTTGCTCGGCGGGCGTCTCGGCACCCTCTTTCTTGTCTTCCAAGACAGTCGTCACAAAATTCAGTTCCAACATGAGAAACTGGGCGTAATCCCGTAACGTCGGGGTTATGTTGGCAGTGGGAAGATCGTTGATGTGGGCCAACCGGGCCTTGAGCCAGCGAGACAAGAGTTCGAGTTCTTCGATGGAAAATTCGTTTTCGTCAGACATTTTGGTTTCCTTTGTTTTCGAGTGTTTGCCGGTATTCCCGACACGCCATACAAAAAATATATGACGTGCCGGGAAAGTTCCAGAGACTTAGCTATCGAACGGATCGGCGCTATCGGTTTCGATTTCTGCGTCCGGGTTGGGATCAGCCTCGTCGAGAGCGTCGAAGTCGCTAGACGCAGCGCGTTTGCCGTCGAGACGCGGCATGTCTTTCTTCACGATCTGGATGTTTTGCAGACCGAACGAGACACCACGGTTGCCCGAGTTGTCGTAGGCGAAGGGACGCACAGTTGCGCGAACCAGTTGCCCCGGGAAGACGTCGTCAGCGGCAAGCACGTCTTGGAGACGCCCGTCAACGATACCCGGCTTCTGTTTCGACCACGGATTGATGTAGATCATCCCGTCTTCATAACCGGCGTAGTCTTTCTCGCCAGCGTCACGGAACGGAGAGCGCAAGCCCGACGGGACTTTGTCGCCCCACTTTTCTTTGACGCAAGCGTTCACAGCGGCTTTGAGGGCCTTGTACTCGGGAGAGTTCTGCGCCTCTTTGTCGAACAGGATGTTCATCGAAAAGCGCGGTTCTGCCCCCGGGGACGGAGCCCGAGCGGTGAACAGGTGGACGAAAGAGGACATGCCAACAGGGGTGCGAAGTGTGTCAGCCATTTTCTACGTTTCCTTTCTACGTTTGGCTAGAAGTTGGTCTTAATCGACCGGGTCAAAATCCGATGCGGGCCCAGCCGCAGCGGCTTGTCTCGGGTCCAGTTCTCGGACGAGAGTGGTCCCGCTACTGTCTTTTGAGATATGATCCGTCAGTGTCTCGAAAGCCTCTTTGTCTTTGAGGAGTTTTTCGATCTGGGCCGGAGACTTGAGTTTCACAGAGACCGCTTTGTCTTCCGGTAGCCCCATGTCTTCCAGTTTTCCCAACACTAACTTTTCATTATCCCACTTTCGGATGCCGCGCTTCTGCACCAGTTTCCAGCCCGGGACTTTACCGCCCCGGTCAATTCGGCTGGATGCTTCGCCGCGAACACCGTCTATGAACGCCCGAATGATCTCCGTCTTGTCGAGGATAGCCCCGAGTTCGGCGTCAGATAAATCGACCGGTTGAGGCGGCAGCGCGTCAAACTCGACCCGTGCCGTCTCTTGCGCGACCTGTCTCAAGGCCGGGCACCGCCCCCGAGCCGGGCACCAGCGGCACCCGTCTCCGACGACGGCTTTGGGGTTGCCCGAGAAACAAGCCTCGGCCCCCGGTTTCAGTGTCTCATGTCCCCAAGCAAGCAAATCCAAGGTGGAAATACTGGCCTTGCGGATCGGACCCAATGGGTGATCCGCTCGGGGTTGGCAGACATAAACGTCCACCCAGAGGGGTCGGGCGTCTCCGTCTTTGATCGACAGTAAGACACCCAGAGCGTAATAGAGAAGTTGAGGGTTGAGTTTCCCCAGCTTCTCCACGTCAACAGCGACCCCCTTCCCATATTTGAAATCCACAATGCTGAGACGGCGATCTTTCGTGCCCCAAGCTGCGAAATCAGAAGTGCCGAACATGTCGGCGGGTTGGGAGCCGTCGGCCCACAGGTCGTTGACGTCTACCTGTTTCTCGACTTCACAGAATTTGGCGGCTTTACCAATCTCGCGGCAAAGTTCCAGATAAACGAAGGCGGCGTCTGCCATTTCCTCGTCTACTTCGATGGGGCCGAGTTCCGACTGAAATTCATCCCCGATGTACGAATACGGGTCATCGTCCTGGATGAAACACATTTCAGTCAGCGCGTGGGCGGCTTGGCCTTCCGCAGCATATGTTGACGTTGCGGATTGCTGCCCCGCCGACAGCAAGACACTGGCGGGACACTCTAGCCACCTTTCGGCACTAGAGGCCCCCAGTATGGAGTGGGCGGGGCGATCCTGAGACATTACGCCACCCCACAATCCACAGCGATCTTACGCGCCGCTTTCAACAAATCAGGCCCGTTCGACGGGTCGATGTCGGCGAAACGCTGGACGTCGTACTTTTTGACCAGCGCCATGACGGCAGCTTTCCCGTCGTCTTGCCCGTAGCACTCGGAAAGAAGTTCCAGCGCAGCATCGAAATCGGCTTTTGGGCTATCGCCGTCTTCCGTGTCTCCGGTGTCTTCGTCTTCCGGTTCCTCTGTCTCGGGTTCTTCCTCGACTTCCGGCTCTGGCTCGGGTTCTTCTTTCTTCGCCTTCTTCGGCGCGGCTTTTTTCTTCTCCGGTTTCGTTTCCGGTTCCGCTTTGTTGTCCACGATCACACACTCCATGCCCTCGGGCAGTTGCGCGTTGATGGCGGTCAGCATTGCGTCCACAGACACGGGGCCCGCCTCTGGCGAAGACATAGCAGTTGCGACTTCGGCCATTTTAGCCAACAGGTCGGTAGCGTTGTTCGCAACAATCTTAACTTCCACAGTCATTCCATCTGGTTCCTTTCTATCCAAACAGTTCGGTGAGTTCCCGGGTCTTGCGAACCAAGGCCCGGTTGATGATGTCGTCGATTGAGTTGGGTAGGGTCAGAAACCGAGCGACGACGCCCCGGGTCTGGGTAAATCGGTGGGCCCGAGACAGGGCTTGATAGTTGTTTGACGGCACCCAATCGGCCTCGAAAAACGCGACGTCTGATGCAGCGGTCAGCGTGAGCGCAGTTCCCGCCGCCGCAATCTGTCCAACAATTAACTTGCAATTCGGGTCTTTCATAAATACTTGTTCCGCCCGATCCCTGTCTTTAGCAGTGTCTCGCCCGTCGATCTTAACCGGGTTGAACGCCGCCATGTGTTCGACTATCTTGTCGATCACTTCATGGTGGATGGCGAACACGATGTATTTGTTTCCCGACGCCATCTCCGTCTTTAACCATTCGAGACAAACGGGCAGTTTTAAAAGGCCAGTATGACGGCGATATGTGGCTAATTCGGTCGCATGTGATTTCATAAAATCAACGAGGTCGTTCTCGGACATGTTCTCGGCAGCGTCGGCCAAGTGTTTCGCGTCTGAGTGCGACGACAGCGCCTTATTCATGTCTTCGCCGTCCATTTCCTTGAGAGACACCGGCACAGACGTAACCGTCACGGGCGGCAAGTCTTTCAGAACATCTTTCTTGAGACGACGCATATAAAACCCGGCCATCCGGCGACGCAGTTCTTTCATGTCTTTTGAACCGACGACGTTGACGCCCCAGTTGGTCACTTCGACCCGGCAATAGTTCCCGATGTATTCTTGTTCGCCCATTGGCTTGCCCGAGACACCCGGGATTGCTTGCGGGTACAGCGCCCGCAAATGGGTCCAGAGTTCCCCGGCGTGGTTGGGGGCGGGCGTACCCGTCAATATCCAAGTGCGTTTGGCTTTCGCGGCGAGGGATTTCCCCTTTAAGTCACAGCGGGTGCCGTACACAGCCTTGGTACGCTTCGCGCCTTTGGATTTCAGAAAGTGCGCCTCGTCAACGATCAGGACGTCCCAATCGTGATTAAACAGCGTGTCGAGGGTGCCCGCATCTGTCAGCAAATCGTGAGATACAATCACGACAGCTTTGTTCGCGATTTTGATCGGCGCGGGGAGCCCTGTCTTGAGTTTCGAGGTAACTACGAATGTAGTAGCGTTCGCATCGAACCAGCGCCGGGTCTCCCGCTCCCAGTTGTACCGGGCGACCGCAGGGCAAACGACGAGGATAGATTTCGCGTCTACGTCTTTCGCAGCGGTCAGTGATTGTGGGGTCTTCCCGAGGCCGCAGTCATCAAATAAACCGGCGCGGTCGTTCGAGGCTAAAAAAGATGCCCCTTCGACTTGATACGGTCTGAGGGGCGGAGTTACAGGGAGGTTCATCAAGAGAGTTCCGGTTAGCGTTTCTACAGTTCTACGAGAGCGCCGATGAAGGGCGTCTGATCGTTAAATAGTACAGGTTGTTATGTTTGACAATCATTTTTTGTCGTGTTCAGTAATTTTGTTGGCCGCCATAGCCAACAAACAAGCGTCGGCGCGACCGTCATCCTTTTTACGGGCGAACAAATCTGCCTGAGACGGGAATAATTTTGCTGCCAGCGCCCGGGACGCATCTTTGCCTTGCCCGACACGAACGAGTTTTTTCCACTCTTGAGGTCGCATCGTATCGAACGGGATACCGACCCCGGCCAAGACGCCAGTGCAAATCCCGAAACTCATTCCAAAAGTGAACGTACTCGCCACCCCCTGTTTGGGCATGGAGTTCACCTGTTCGACCAGCGCGAAGACATCGCGGGTCAGATACCAGCCCCGGAGAATGTCAGCGAAGACGGGCTCCATGACACGGTTGCGGTTCTTGCCCGAGACACGCATCGTCGCCACCGGCATGTCTCGGACTTCCACTTTCTGTGTCTTGGGGTCGTAGAGCGCAATCGCCCCTGAGACCCCGGGGTCGATACCTATAAAAAACATCCTAAGTTTCGTTCCCTTCTATGATTTCGTTGACGATCTCCCATGCGTGGCTGCCGGGGGGCAGCGCGTTACGCATGGCGACCGCGCGGGTGTGGACCGCCGTGACTTTGGTCACGGCTTCCCGGAAGTGTTCTGCGATTTCGGCGCACTGTTGACAGCGTTCCTTGCGTTCCATCGCACGGACTATATCAATTAAGGACACTGTGCCCTCGCCCACTGAGACACTTCCGCATCGCAGTTTCTTCGTCGAGATCGTAGCGTTCAGCCAACCACCCACAGTGCATTTCGTCGAGTTGCGCGTCTTGGGCTTTGGGGCCCGAGGCTTTGAGGTCGATCACGGGCCGGAAATCCGAGCAACCAACCAGAGACACCAAGACACACAACGATGCCGCAATCCGTCTAAGCTGAGACATAAGGTTTAACACTCCGCGTCTGTCGCTGGGGCTCCACGGGACCGGAAGTTTCACCGATCTGGATTTTCCGTGGATCAGCAATTTGCGGTGTTTGCCACCTGGCACAAACTCCCAGCCGGTGACACTCTTCGCGTCATCCAGTATTTTCGCTATCGCTTGGTTGTACTGTTTTCTTAATCCGCTCATGGTCTGTGGTTCCTTTCATGTCTCGGATCATCAATTCAAGACGCGCCAGCGCGTTCCAAGCGGTCTGCGCCGCGTGAAACATGCCGCTGTCTTGGTCGATCAGTTCGCCTTTGCACTCCGCAAGGAAGTGTCTCAGCATCGCGTCGGTGTATCGGGACTGACCGTCGGGGACTTTGAGCCAGCCGAACTCTGTGTATTTGTTGGCCCCAAAAGTACCCACCCGAGACACCTGTTCTAGGGCGTTCGGGAAACCCCCCAAGACAAGACCCACCCGGGTCTTGCCTTCGTCGAGTTTTGCACCGGGCTCATGCTGTTCGATGCCGTGCGGGTCTTTTTCGTCACTCATTGCCGTAAAGCTCTTTCAAGAGTTCCGACGTCTCTTTCGGGTCTTGGAGAGCCAGTTCGACCGCCTTACAGGCTTCTGCGACCCGCCCGGCATTGACACTCAGGATCGCCGCGACGTCATGTTGTTTGACGCCGAGGATAAAGTGGGCGTGGGCGGCCCGTAGACGTTGCTCGAAATTGAGGCTCGGAGAATTGTCGGACATTCGTGTCTTTCCTGTTCAAAAGAGTTTCCAATCCGAGACGGGGTGCCGCTCGGAGACGCATTGTTTGTAAAGCTGGGTGTTCTTCTTCTCAGCGACCGCCCAAGCCATGATGGCGACGGAGCCCGCAGCGACCAGCGCCGCGACCCCCGCCCATCCTTCTTGAGACATGTCGTTTTGGGTGTCGTCTGCGTACCCAAGAGCCGCACCCCCAAGAGCCCCCGCGCCAGCCGCATACATCGTGTATTTGGCTTGCGGGTGCCCAAAGTCGCGGGCGAGTTTCTCGCAGTACATTATGGTTTCGTCGAGTTTGTCGGCCTGATCGTCTTCATGGAGAAAGACGACCGGGCGCGGAAACGAACATGCGGATGCCAGAAGACACGCCGCCGTGATTGCAGCGACCTTTTTCATTGGACCGCTGCCCGAGCCCAGAGACCGTTTGAGCCAACGACCCATTCGTAGCCTTCGTCGCGGAGCCAATCGGCGGCGTCACGGAGCCGGGAAAAACTCGAATGTTTCTCGGTATTGACGCCTGTCACTTTGATGGTGTAAGGGTCGTTGACGACGCGCAGTCTCACGACGTCGGGTTTGCGGTTCCAGAATGGCCGGAGATCAATCAAGTTGGACATGGTGTGGTTCCTTTTTTTTGTCGAGTGTGTCTTGGGTTTAAGCGAAGGGGTCGAAGTCTTCGACCAGTGCGTCTGGGTCGATCTCTACGTTGTTCATCACCTGACGTGGCGCGGCGACTTCGCCACGGGCGTCTGCAATAACCAACAAAATCGCGACCCAATCGGCGGGGATACTGTCCCGGTTCTGCCACATATAGATTTGGGCAGAAGACGGCATTTTGATCCCCAATTCTGCGGCAGTGCGGCGGATGCCAGTCGGCCCGCCAGCCCGCTTTATCAGTTCTTGGGTGTCCCACTCGGGGCTCGGATTTGTCATTCTAAGTTCCTTGTGTTTGGCTTTGTCGTGCGTCATTCACAACACCTTAAATACACGATCTGTTAGACCTGTCAACCGTAATATCACATTTTGTTTGGTTTGTTGCTTGACATTGCCGACAACATATAACATCTTGTGGGCAATCGGGCAGCGAGACCTGTTTTTATAAGAGGCGGCGGCAGTTCGCTCTAAACCCTCAACCCAGAGAGAAAGACATCATGTCAAAATCACCAAAGCGCCTAATGGCTCCAACAGGAGGACGTACACAAGTCGAGAAACTGGAAATGGACCGCTTCGCTCGGCGGTTATACGAAATGATGAACGAGCGCGGTCTGTCACAGTCCGATCTAGCCCGGAAAGCCTTCGGGACAAAAACCGACAAGAGGGGCTATGAAGTAGCCCGCAACCGGGACCGAATAAGTGTCTATCTGAAAGGCACGTCTTTACCGGACCCAAAGAACCTACAAAAGATCGCTGACGCCTTGGGGGTGGACCCCGACGAGTTGGCCCCCGAGATCGCAGCGTCAACAATCGACAGGGAGAACCCAGAGGTCGCGTTGACCGCCATCGCGGGGCACGGAGACAAAGTGCATCTGCAAGTGAACAAACTGCTACCGCTGTCTCTGGCGTCAAAGATCGTTTCGATGATCGCGGCGCACGATGATACTAATAACGCAAAGTGAGGCCGCGACCCTTGCCCGGGTCTCGACACGGACCATCAAAAGGTGGCGATACGCCGGGCAGTTGCCTTACTACCCCGGGAGACCGGTTAGGATAAATCTGGTCGATCTGCTCGACCTACTCGAAAGGAACAAGACATGCTCAACCCAACCCTCGCAAAGAACCGGAGCGGCAGATTTGAAATCCGTTACTCCGAAAAGCGCCCCGACGGGTCATACCGTTCCCGCACTCAAAGCACGGGCACGAAAAGCCTCGGTGAAGCGAAACTTATCCTCGCTGAGTTCATTAAACAGGAGCAAGAGATAGCCCGTTCGCTCTCCGACCCGACGGTGCGAGACTTGGGCGAACAGTATTTGGCCGCCGCCAAGGCTCGGGGCGTAAAAGACGGGCAACAGCGGTCTGCCGCCGTGGTCATGGGCTTTTTCGGAGACATGACGCCCCGGGAAATCACCCCTGACGTTTTTTTAAAATTCCGCGTGTCTCGAAATGTGGCAGACAGTTCCCTACGTCGCGACTTATCGGTCTTGAAAACCATTTTTGGGTTTGGCGTCAAACACAAGCTGATCGACCCCAAAGACGTGCCGTATGTCGATTTACCCCCCACTGGGCAGCCCCGCGACGTCTGGCTGGACGAGAAACAAGAAAACGAGTTCTTAGCCCTCGCGTATGGGCATAGCCTTGGAGAGCCCCGTCTGACCCGCCTGACCCGCTTCGTGGCGATTGCGCTCGACACAGGTGCCCGCAAAAAGGCGATTGAGGGCCTGACTTGGGATCGCGTTGACCTGACGGGCAAACTTATCGACTTCCGCGACTCGTCAATGAGTGTGAGTAAAAAGCGCCGGGTGCCGGTGCCTATTTCCGACCGCCTGATGCCTGTCTTGGAACGGGCGAAACGTGAACGCCAAACACAGTTCGTTTTGGATCACCCCGGGGCAATTCGGAAGACGTTCGAGACATGGAGACACGGCGCGGGCTTCGATTGGGTGACGCCCCACGTCATGCGCCACACCGCCGCGACGCTCATGTTACGCGCCGGGGTCTCGATTTGGAATGTCGCCGGGGTCTTGGGAGACACCGTCGAAACCGTAACCCGCGTCTACGGACACCATTCGCCCGATTATCTGATCGACGCCGTGAACAGGAGAGCCTGACATGAAAGTTTATCACCACACTTCTCTCGCCCATCTGCCGTATATCTTCGCCGAGGGGGCCCTGATTGGCAGCCCGGCGAACGCCGATTGGCCCGGCGACTACGTTTGGGCGACGTCAAACCCCAACGGAGACCGCACGGTCGCGGCTTGTTGCCAGAAGGAAATCCCCCGGGTTCGGATCGGCTTCGATGCCGCCGAGTTCGAGCCGTGGGAAGCCGCTATCGACGCAAACCCGGAGTGGGAACCGGCCCACAAAGGGACTTTGCTGCATTACGCGGCGAACCTCGGACAGTTGGATACAGACTGTTGGTTTGTCGCCAAGGGGCCCGTGTCTCTGGACCGCGTCTTGACCGTTGAGATCAAGACTTGGTCGGGCCCGTGGCGCACCGCGCAACCCATCTTGGAGAAAGTTCGTTACGCGGGTAACGCGGTGGAGTTCGTCTGTTTTGGAAAAGGGTATTTCGTCGAACGAGCCCGGCAACCCGACCGATTGGGGGTCGAGAGGATGCACTACGGGCTCAAAATCCTCGACGCAGCATAGGTGCCGCGTTGCTGCACAAACACCCTAACAGTGCCGCAAAACGGCACTTTTTCTGTCCGTTTTGTCTTGTTCTGTCACTTTAGGATATAACAAAACGTGTTGAACTGGCTCAATTCCTTGTGTCTTGTGTGTCGGGAGCATATTCTTGGTAACAATGCGTCACCGGGGCTAAGACATTGAAGACACAAGGGTTTTGCGATCTAACAGTACCGCATCGCAGCAGATAACAGATTGTGCCGCAGTAACTCAGGGGTAGAGTACCCCCTTGGTAAGGGGGAAGTCGGGAGTTCAAATCTCCCCTGCGGCACCATTCTAACGCTGAGACTGAAGACGGGCGCGGAGAGTGTCCACGAAAGCCTTCTGGTCCCCGGTCGGCGTCCCCGCAGATGGATCGCCACTAAATATGCGGGCGGCGATTGTCTCCCGTTGGTCCTGTAACGGGGCGCTCGAATACGTCGTCCCTTGCAGTTTATTTAGTTGGTCAGGTGTCAGGGAGAAATTTGGCCGAACTTGTTCATACCCGGGCAACATACCGCGCATGTAGAGCCGCGCGACCTCATTGGCGTACACGCTGTTTTGGTTCACTTCTGCCGGGGCCCACGGGTTGAGAATAACCCGCCCGTCTTCCGCCGCCATCCCGGAGACACTCGGATTTTTTCGGAAGAAAGCCTCCTCCCCCGGGTACAGTTGCTTGCGAAGAACGTCAGGGAGGGCGTTGGGGCCCGCAAGAACGTCGGCCAACCGATTATTTCGCTCCATCTTGACCCCCTAAAGCCCGCAGCACCACTGTTAGCCCCCATATTTCCGTAAAAGCTGCATCGCGTCTTCATTACTGAACAAACCCTGCCCGCCCGGTTGCGGGGCCCGCATCGACCCACGACGACGTTGCTCTTGCAAGTCGATTTGCGTCGGCATCGGGGCCATACGCATTTCCGGGACAGGTGCTTGTGGCATCGGAACCGGTGGGATTGGCGGTTGCATGTTCGGCATGGGCATCGGAACGGGTCGCATTTCTTGTGCGTTCTGATATTGCGGGCCCCCCGGTGGCGGCGCGTATGGGCCACTTGTCATCTGGGGCGGACCACCACGATACAAGAGGTCTTGCATCTGTTGTACGCCGCCGTTTCCGACAAACTGAGACAGGATGTCTCCGAGGCTCGGTGTCTTGTTGTTTTCCATCAGAATAACTCCTGCCAGTTCAGACCAATATCAATTTCAGTTGCAGACGAACTCTCTGCCGAGAACGTCATTGTTTGCCCCGGATAGAGCCGGAACCTAAAGGGCGTCATGTCCAAGACACGGCTATCGACCTTCGCCAGTGGGATCGCCAAGACAGTTGACCCCCCGGTGACTGTCGTCCCGGCGGTGTCGATGCTGGCGACGCTGTTCGTGGCGTCGATGTCGCTAAACGACGGTGTCCCGCCCAGTGTTACGCCCTGCTTGATGTAAACTGTCGCAGTTTTCGTGCCATCGGACGCACAAGAGAAGATCGTACCTTCGACCACGATCCGGTTCGTGAACCCTTGGAACGTCGAGGCGTTTTGCAGAGAAATGATGTTGGTCTCGGTGGTGATGCCGGATTTAATGTTCGCCGCAGCGAAAGGCCGCGCAGAGGTGTCGGTCGTTCCACCGCCGATACGCCCGGCAGACCAAGAACATGTCTTGACGGTGGCTTCGCCCGACCCACTGAGACGTGTCGCGTCCATGTGGACGGGCTGAGACGGCTGTAGGATCGACGGAGCAGTCGTGCCCGCAAGCCCCACGTCGATTGTACCCCCGGAGAACGCCGCCGTGAACAGCGCGTAACCGTCGAAACCCGGTTGATACCGCAGAGGCTCTACGCTTTCGAGTTCACACTTGCCAACGCCCGCGCCCGTCGAGATGGTCGCGACCCCCTGAGAGTGAGAGGCCGCGCCGGTCCCCGAGGTAGTCGTAGTAACGTCGCGATTTGAAATGTTGTATTGGAACTGCACCGTGACGTCGGGGAACCTCTGGCCGACCATCCGGTCGCCAAAGATGGCGTTTTGCCCCTGTCTTCCGGCGTAATCAATGTCTTGGGTCGCCATGTTCGTGTCTCCGTCGTGTCTCGGTGCTGAAAATCGGAGCAGGGGGAGGAGAAATCCCCTCCCCCTGATCTGAGTTAAGCGGCGGTCGTTGCCCCCGTATCGACGGCGATCCAGTTAGTACCATCGTAGAAAACCAAACAGCCGGTGCCGTTGGTGGCAGTTTCGCCAGCTTTCCGAGCGTCGGAAGCGTAGGCGACGTCGCCTTCTTCGCCGGTCGGCAGGGTGGCAACGGTGTAAACGCCGACGTTCGGCTGGGGATGTCCTTTAGTGCGTGTCATTGTGTGAACTCCATTCACTTTCGGGGGGCGCGGTCCCCCGGGAAAAGGGCCGCGCTACTCGTCCGTGCGGGACACGGGTGAAACATTCGCATCCTCGGCTTCCTCTTGTCCTTGGATGCCGGGGATGTTGTTGAGCAAATACGTCTTCAATTTTGCCCGGTGGGCGTTCGTGTCTTTCAACAGAAGCATTTTCGCGAACTCAGGGTCCAAGACGAGGTTGTCAATCGCCCCGGCTGTGAGTTCTTTGGGGTTGGCCCCCGTGATGTTTTGGAGCAGTTCTGTGATACGGAAAACGCCGCGACCTTTGACGATCCCAAAGTAGGACGCCGCCAAAATCCTAACACTCTCGGAGGATTTCGCGATAATGGTCGCGGTGTCGGACCCCCCGGTAACTTTCTGATCTATCCGGGCCATTTCTTGAAGGCGGGAATACGCCCCGTCGAGGGCTTTCATTTCTGTTTCGGTTATCCCGGAAGATAACAAGGCTTCGCGTGTCTTGGGGTCTTTTATGACGTTCTTGAGTTTAGCCATAGAGATCGCCTCTTGGCCCGCCTCTCCGCCTGTCTCACGAAGACCTCTGGCGTTTCGCAAAACCCACTGCCGGGCGGCAGTCTTAACCCCTTCTTGGGCCTGTTCGTTGTCCCCGACTGCATCCAAGATTTCCGCCATCTTCCGTTTCGGGTTCCGAGCCTTCAATGCCGCGCCGACCGCTTCAACTGGGTCAGCGCCGTCTAGCATCAACCGGGCGGCGGAGTTTTTGTGTTCCGCTTCCGTCATCTTGAGGTTGCTGTTGGCGTTGTCGAGAGCCTGTCTCGCATCATCAGAGATTTTGACCCCAGAGGCGGCTTGGTTCCGAACTCGGTTCAGTTCGTCCAAGACATCGGGGAAATCTTTGAGGACGGATTTCCGTGTCTCAATGATCTTTTCCAGCGCCGAGACATTGATCGTGCCGTCGGCGCGAACTGCGCCGCTTGCAGCAATCTCGGAGAACACATGGTCTCGAACAGCTTGTCTCGCCGCTTTCGGGTCTTTGACGCGCTTAATGGTCTCGGCCAACTGCGCCGACCCCTCGGGGCTGCCGAGGTATTTTCTGGCGGTTTGGGACGCATTGGACCGAGCCGGGTCCGTCCGAATATCTGCCGCCATCTTGCCGCCCACGCCGTCGCGTTGGATCGGGGCAAATTCATCAGCGAAGTAATCTTTCGCCTTCTGCGCCCGGCGACCCGCCTGTTTCGAGCCGGGGGTGTTCGCCATTTGGGTCAAAACACTGTCGTACTGGGATTTGACGGTCGTCAGGTGTTGAACGACGTCACCGGCACCAGCGCGTTTTGCTTCTTCAATGGCACCACTGAGGGTGCCGCGAAGGTTATTCATGTCTTGGAACGTGACCGCCTGAGACAGGTCGTCCAAGACGTCTTTGGCGTACTTGTCGATCCGCTTGACCGTCGAACCCGGCAACGTCTGTCTCAAGTTGTTGATCGTACCGGCCATAGCGTTGTTCGCCGAGACAGAGACGCGGTTGTTGGGGTCGATTGCGTCAAATTTGTCCGACTTTGTTTTGGTCATGTCTCGGTTGAGGTCAACCAACTGGTCGTCGAGTTGCTGGCTCGCGGCGGGGCCGTTCCCCCGGTTTGCTGCCAGATCAGCCCCCTGTTGGAGGTTCGCCGCATCCGCAGCGTCTACGGCTTGCTGTGCGCTGGACACGTCAGCTTGCCGGGCCGCGATGTCTGCGTCTCGGTTGGCCCGGATCGCATCAATGCTTGTCTCAGGGGACGCCATCCCCTGCGTGTTTGTCGCGTTTTCAACCGTATCTGCAATAGCCGCCCGGTTTTGCTGGGTTCGACCCAATGCCTCGGGAGAAGTTGACGCTTCCTTTTCCAACGCCAGCAGCATTGGGTCGTTCGTAGCGGTGCCAGTAGTCGGTTGGAAACCGTCGTCGGCAGAGCGGGCAACACTTTCGTCGATGTTTTGCGTGATACGTTGGATCGCCTCGTCTCGGGTCTCCCCGGGGCGCACGATGATACTATTTTGCATTTCTTTTGCGAGTTTATTTTCGATGTTCGCGGCAGATGCTCCGCGCAAGAAAGGCCGGGTAACTGCGCCGCCGACTTTCATCGCACCGTCAACTACACCACCGATGGCGGCACCTTCGCCGCCGACTTTGAGGCGTTTGTCGAGACCGCTGTCTTCGGGTTGGATAGCCGTCGGGGCCCCCGGGATGACGTTTCCGAGGGTCGTTAGGTTCTTGTCTTCCGTGTCTGTGACCGCCGCGTCAGTCGCGCCGCCCGCCAGAAGCCCACCAAGGCCCCGGACAATCGCGGGAGCGTTCGGGAGTGCGGCCTTGAGACCTTGGGCGGCGAGGTTGTAGCCCCCGACGGCGGGGACACCGTACTGTAAGACACCGGAAGCGATGTTCTCAGCGGTGCCGCCCCGGAACTCGGGGAGGTCTACAGTCCACGCCCCTTCGGACCCAGTGACCGCGTCTTTGATGTCCCCGGGTAGGTTCAAGACACCGGAAGCCAGATCGCGAGCGCCCTTGACCAAAGAGAACCCGGGGTCGGGAATGATGTCACCGATTGCGTCAAGCACCCCGACCCCACTCTTGACGTCGGGAACTTTCAAGACAACAGTGTCTCCGTTCTGGTCGGTGTGCGGGTCGAACCCAAAGAAACGGGCGGTCTCCGATAGGAAACCCTCGTTCGGGGTCAGCACTTCCTGTTGCGGCTGAGACACGGCTGGTGTCTCAGGAGACACAGAAGCAAATTCTTCGGCGTGTGGGGTCTCCGCCTGTGTCTCCGCACCCGAACCCTGCTGTGTTTGGAGTTTGCGGTATTCGGTGCCCAGTGCCCGAACAGCCTGTTCGTCTCCGCGCTCGTTGGCGGCGATGATCCCGGCTTCTAGGTCTTGTAGGGTATAACCCATTGTTAGCTACCCCCCGTCGCCGGTCCCAAGGTCCGCTTAAGGATCGCTTCAACCTGTGGGTTGTTGCCTACCGGGCCCTGTTGCCCACCCCCTTGCCCCGGGATTGGCGGAACGCCGAGGTTGTCGAGTTGGACACCCGAGGATTTCAGTGCTTCCTCGAACATTTCAAGGTGAGACAGGGCGTCTTGCGGGCCCCGGGTCCAAGACGTCGGATCACCCAACGCCGCGCGGAATTTCTTGAAATCGTTGTCAGACAATGCTCGGCCCGTCTGCCCGGCAACCGCCTCGGCGGCCAGATACGCCAGAAGCGTATAGCGGCTTTCGAGGCTCGCGCTGTCTCGGTCAAACTCCGCCAGCATGTTGTCTCGCAGTTCGGGGGATAGACGCCCGTCGTTTGCGATGTTTTCAATCAGGTCTTCCGCTGACGTACCGAAACTGTCGATCATGCTTTGGGAGAAGCGGATCAGATTACCGCGCCAGCCGACCCGCGACGGATCGCTAGTGATGATCTCTTTCACCCGAGTAAGACCGTCACTGAGACTTTGCAGTTTCACACGCTGTTGGGCCGCCTTGTCTCGGTTGCTTTTGCTTTCGAGACCTAGTTGCGGGGCCCCGACTTCCTCGGCGGTGCCCTCAACAGTCTTCGTTGTGACCTGAGTTCCCGGGGGGAGTTTCGCTCCGGTATGCACGTCAGTCAGACCGCCGTCGTGGGTCAGACCTTGAACCATCTTCCCGTCGGGGCCTTGGTAGAAGTAAATCTGAGGCTTGACGTTGCCGGTTTTGGGCTTCGCCGCGTTCTGGTCGATGACCTCTTGACTGTCTCGGGCCGAGATCGCGTCTCCCACCCCTGTCGCCTGTTCTTGAGAGACCCCTGTCACCTCTTGAAGCGGTTGCGGGAGGATTTTGTCAGGCGCAATCGGCTTGAGACCCGCGTTGACCCGGGCCAGATTGACCGCGTGGGCGTTCTTTTGTGCGTCCAGCGCCATCGCGTGATGGTTGGCGCGTTCGTCTTTGAGACGCGCGATTTCCGCGTCTTGGTCGAGGCTGTTAAGGTTCGAGCCCGTGGCATTGCCAAGGGCCGACTGACGGGACCGCCAATCGGGGGCTTGCAGCGCGAAAGCGTCTTGCAGGGCGCGGTTGGCCCGGGTGTTCATGCCGTCAAAGCGGGTCAGGCCCGCCAAGACACCAGACAGGTCTCGGTTAATTTCGTCTTTCGTCCACTTGTCTTCGACGGCGGGCATGGGGCCGACCATATCCGGGGTCGGGCGCTGTCCTTCGACAATCGCTTGGACATCACCGGGGCGGCGGGCCAAAATCTCGCCAAGGGATTTGACGGATTGCTCCATCGCCTCTTGGTCTTTGATCCGCTGGGCCTCTTTGGCCGCCGCAATCTCCATGTCTTGAATGACTTTGAGACGCTCTTGGTTGTACTTCCCGGCCTGTGCGCGAAGCTGCGCCGCCTTGATCTTGGTCGAGGGGTCGCCGAAAAGGCTTTTACCGAAACCAGCAATACTGTTTGAGAGCCCGGGGTTAGTTGTGTATCCAGCCATATCGGGTTCCTTACATCGGCACAAGTTTCGACCATGAAGGGGACTTCATGGCGTTGGTTGTAGACATCCCGAACGGGTTAGCCGAGGGCCCCGGGGTGCCGCCGAACGGGTTCCACCCCGCGCCGCCAGCAAACGAGCCGACAGTACCCGCGCCGATCATAATGTCGCCGAGGAGGGTGCTACCCGACTGCACTTGCGCCGGGTTGTTGAGGATCGCTTGGCGGCCCGCGTTGGTCGTCGAGAGGCTTCCACGGCGGAAGTTGTTGACCGTCCCGATGTCTCGGTTCGTGTCTACCGTCGCGTACTGGTTCTGACGTTTGGAGCCGCCGTAGCTTTGGAGACGCGCCAGAGCGTTGAGACGGCGTCTCGTATCCGCCGAGGTATCCGCGAGTTTCTTTGCTGCGGCCTCTTGGAAGTTCGTCCCAGCGTTCTGCATCCCGGTCAGCAACAAGTTATTCGTCGTCGCGTCTTGGATGTTCTCGTTGTAGAGCGTCTCGACGCGCTGGCGTTCGGCGTCGAGTTGCTCGTCTTGGCTCTCACGGGTTTTGTGTTCGATGTTCTCGTCCAGCCGGTCGAAAGACTGCTTTTTCAGCGCGTCTTGGCGCTCGAACTCAGCCAAACGCAACCGGTTCGCCGCAGAGCGGGCGTCTTGGTTGGCCTTCATCTGAGCCTTTGCAGCTTTCTTCTGAACGTTGTTGTTATACATCGTCCCCGCTGCGGTGAGAGCCATACTCCCGATTGTTACTGGATCGCACATGTCCCGTGTCTCCTGTCTCGGTTAGTTGAACACCTTGCCCGAGCCCCGTTTTCCGGGGAGGCTAGGCGTCGGGACGCTGTACTCTTGAGCGATCCGGTCAAGGTCTGCGTTACGTTGTCCGGCCAAATACTGACTTCCGCCTGTCATGGCGACGTTGGAGAACAGGTCACCAAGAGGGGAGAACGCGGGGACTTGACCGCTAATGAACTGGGACCGGGTCAGCGCCGCGTTGGACGCGGCATCCGGGTCGGCGGAAGCGTCAAGCTGATTGAAAAGCTGTTGCCGCTCGTTCTCGACGTCGTCCCGGAGAAGCTGCCGCTGCCGGTCGGCTTCGGACAGGGTGTTCGCCTGTTGGAACTGGAACGCCTGAGACAGCTTCGCCAACTGGTCGATACCGGCCTGAGACCGGAGGTTCCCGCCGCGAGCCAAGTTGAACGTCAGGTTCTTCCGGGCTTCTTCGTGTTGATCGTTAAGCTGTGGGTTCGCGTAGTCGAGATACGCCGTCCGACGCGCGTCGTAATACGGGTCATCAAACTGCGAAAAAGTCTCGTTGATGCGGGTCTGGCCGAGTTGGATGTCGGCTTTGCGTTTTTCTTCGCGGGCTCGGGCTTCCGCCGCCTCACGGCGGGCTTGCTCTGCCGCTGAATTATCTACTTCGGGGGCTCCGCCGCACATGGTCTCGTCTCCAAACGTAAAGGTTAAAATCTTCACGCTGGCGACCGAAACCAGCCAATTCGGCCTCTTTTTGAGCCCCCATACTCTCCAACCATCGACACGCATCCGTGTGGGTCTTGAGGGCTCGACACTCTGCGCGGTGAACACCGTGTTCGTAGAGCGTTGGTATCATAGAGCGTTTTACATGCTTTGTCAGCGATAAAACGACCTTGGGCCACTGATCGGTGCCAAAAGCCCAGACGGACCAAACATTCGGCCAGACCGGGAGGGCCCCAATAGCAGCTACCGGCACGTTGTCGTGCCACGCGATCCACTGAAAATCCCCGTAGCCGCGTACATCTGTGGCTAAGTCTGTAGGGTCTTCCGTCCAACGGGTCGCGTATATTTCTTCCTTGTCTCGTTGTCTCATGCCCTCGGCGATCAACTCAAGTGCGTCAAAATCTGGGCCGGGGACCAACTCAACTGCCATCAGCCGACTTCCCCGGACTGATAATGCACCCCGATGTTGGCGAGGCTGGCCGCGCTGGCGTCTGTGCAGGTCAACTGCACTGAGATATGCGTCCCGGAACCAGACATTTCGATCCGGCCAAGGCGGTAGGTGCTGTTTGTGATCGTCGCCACGGTCTCATAGACCGGGTTGAACGGGTCCAGAGCGATGCCGACGGTCCAAGTGCCGACACATGCTACGTCCAAACCCGTGAACAGTTTGGTGTTCGCCGGGTTGTCGATGAACAAAAACGGCGTTGTGATCCGCGCTTGCGAACTGTCATATGTGGTGCCGTTGGAACCGCCAAGGGTGTAAACGACGTCGCCCGCCCGGGCGATAATGCTGTTGTTCAGCACCGCGACGTAATCCAGAGACACCCCAGGGGCGTAGGTAGACCAAGCGGTAACCTTTGGCCCCGGGAAGTAGGACAAGACATAGATCGTGTCCCCCAAGACAAGCCAGAACCGGCCCGTGACCGGCTCGACGATGCTTTGAGCCAAAGCGGTAGTCGCTTCCCCGACGGTGTTGATTTGAGACACCAAGACCGGGTCGATAGGGGAACCAATATCTGAGACGGCGGCAGCGTTGGAACTGTCTCGGGCCCTTAATGAGCGGAGACCGCTGTCAGCAAGATACAAGACATCACCGTTACCGAACTGAGACACAGAGCGAGACGCGAGTGTCCCGGTCTGTTGGAGAGTTTGATCTAACGAATTGTTTAGTGGATCGACATCCATCGTCCAGATGTCCACCACTCGGCGGCTGAAAACCGCCAATTTGTTGAAGTACACTTCAAGCCCGACGGCATCGACGCCCCGGGCGTCTTGCTGCGCGAGGTTGATAAACCCGGAACCCGTCCCAACAAGGTCGGTGCAGTCCCCGGTGGCGGTAAAGTTCAACGTCTTGTCTTCGACGTGATACATCTTGGTCTGGAACGTCTTGATGTACCGGCCTTTGGCCCCTGCCCCTGTGACGAGTGTTCCGTCATAGAAGTGATCTATAGTGCCATCGACCAACTCGAACGAGACATAGAGCAAACCGTCGTAGACGTCCCAATCAACCATCCGAGACAGGTTGGACCCGGTCGATGTCGTCAACTGGACGTATGTGGTGTTGGGCTCTGTGGTGAGAGGGTTCGCAATGGTGCCGAAGACATAGATCGTGTCGCCTAACGTACAAAGACCAAACGTCCCGGCAGGGAGCGTATAGTTTTCGTCAAAAGCCAGACGCTTTTCGACCTCACCGCCAGACGAGACGTGGGCGTTTTCAAACTGTGTGAGCGTTCCCGCCGGGGAGGTATCCGAGGCTTTTCGGACGTCAAGACCGGCGCGGAAGTCTTCGATCAGATAGAAAGCCACCCACTACCCCCTCGTCGGAATGTAATCAATCCCGGGGCGGAGCCGGGACGCACTGTTGTTCCCGCCGCCCATAACCCAAGGACGTCGTTTCTGGCCGCCTTGGTTACTCAGGAGTTTGGTTAGGTGTTTCCGGGCGAGTTCCGCCTTGAGACTTGCGTCTTCGGACTTCTGCCTCGCCAAAAGTTCGGCTGCCGCATGGAGGACGATCAGGTTGCTGTCCAACGTGCAAGTATCACTGTCGTCGATCAACTGAGACAGCGGAGACAGCCCCCGGAGACGCAGAGTTCCGTTGATGCTGGGGATCGGCCAGATTTCCATCTGGGTCGTATCCGGGCGGTTTCTCCACTTCTGGACCGGGTTCGACCGCTCGTCGAGAGCCGGGTCGTACAGGTTGAAGTCTTCCACCGTCAGACCGTAGTCCATTGGTGTGTACCGGCTGCCCTCGACCCACCAAACGGAGTTGACGTTAGAGAAGGGCATGTCGTCTGGGTAGTTGTAAAGATACTGCCCTGCGTAAGCCGTCGTGTCTCGGTCAACGAGCAAAAACGGCCAATCGTGTTCTTCGTAAAGAACCTCTTGGGTCCGACGAAGAACATACGCCATGTTCTCTTTGGTATTTACCCCGTGGGCGACGTTGACCGAATGACCAAGTTCGCTGCGGAGGTCCGAGATCAACTGGGTGAGTTGTACGCCGAGGGGCATAACCTATTACTCCGTGGTGTCTCCGAACGGCGTGTCTTTGTCTTCTGAGACAGGCTTATTCGGCGCGGCCTTCTTCTTGGCAGCGGGTTTCTTGAAGTTCCGGTCTTCGGTCTCCATCGGAGGCTTGGTGCCGGGGAACAGCGTTTCGACTGCCGGGACGGGATAGATAGTCGCAAGACGTTTCTTTTCCTCGCCGGGGTCGCGGTTCACTTCACCGACGACTTCAACATTGGTCACAGAACTTTCCCCATGAACCAAACGCAAGAGCGCGACTTCGGGGTAGGTTACTGGGTCGGTCTCGCCGCGAACCACGGTGTTCCGAATGTCTCCGCCAAGGGCGATTTCGCATGAGCAAAGGTGCATGTCGATCCTTCCTAAAAAGTGGCCCCCGGGGGGTCTGGGAGGAAGCCCCCCGGGGTTGGGTTGCCCCACACTGGGAGTGGGGAGGAGAGTTACGCGATCTCCAACACCATCGACGAGTTGCACTGACGCGCAACCATCTGGCCGGTGCAAGTGATCGAACGGTACATCACAAACTGGTTCGACGGGCGAGCCGGGGTGTGAGTGCGTTTCCATTCGCCTTCCATCGACATCAGGAAGATCGCCTTGGTGTCGAGCCACCAGCAGAACTTCGACTTGGACAGATCGTCCAAGGTCGGGTCATAGATGAACTTCTGACCCATGAAGTTGAGACCGGTGACAGCGAAGTCGTTTCCGCCAGAGGCGAAACCGCTGTCGCTGTAGTTACCGTTCGCCCGCATTTCCGTTTCCATCGCACCGAGGAAGTCCGAACCGCACAGAGCGAGGTTCGGGGAGCCGCCGTAGCGCGTAAGCTGACGGTGTTCCTCTTGGATAACCTGAAGCAGAGCGCCGCCACCAGCGGTCGAAGACGTGATCTGCGTCGTCGAGTTGGCAGTGGTGCGAGCGCGGTTGCGCCACCATTCGTTCCCGGCAGTAGCACGGTTGATACCGCCGACCGTACCGGTCGTCGGGTTTTCCGTGACCAGAGCGCGGATACCGGCCAGTGCTTTCGCATCGGAAGTACCATCGCCCCAAAGCAGGGTGTTCATGGTGGAAGCGTACTGTTCGCCGAGGTCTTCCAGCTTGTTTTCCAACAGGCCGACCAAGACGTGCATGTCGCGCTTGGAGTGCTGACGGGTGTTTTCACCGTTGGTGTCAACGACCGACAAACCGTCGATCTTGAGTTCGGTGTGGGTCAGGGCCATACCAATGTGCATTTCACGCCAAGCGTAGTTTGCACGGTCGATGTTGGCCGGGGTGTAGAACGACACGGTGTCGTCGTGGGTGTAACCCGTGACGCCATCGTTGGTTCCGCCCGCACCGTAGACGCCCTTGACGCCGACGGAAATGTCGCCTTTGCCGCCGGTAAAGGTTTTCTTGGCCTTTTCCATGCGGGCCAAAAGCGGCTTCTTCTGGATGGACTGATCGAAGGCTTTGCCTTTGTTCAGATAAAAATCGAGCGAGGCGTTAGCGATGCTCGTTACTTCTGCGGCGGTAAATGCCATTGTCTTGTGTCTCCGTTATTAAGAACCGGAGGACGATGCCAAGCCTTGCAATGCTGCTTCCATGAGGCTGTTTGGCTGCCCTTTGGCTCCGTGAGCGTTAGAAGACAGGGCCCCGTTTGGTGTGGGACGGGTTGGCCGACGCTGCGGTGAGACAGACTTGGTCAACTCGTTCACTTCCCGATAAGCCGCTTCGGCGTATTCAACAGCCTGTTCGACTGTCTGGGGCAAGCCCCGTTCTTGAATAATCGCTTGGGCGTACCGGCGAACGGCATCCTGTTTCTGCGAATAGTCCGGGTCTCGGTTACGGATATTCGCTTCCCAATCGGAGATAGTTTGCTGGACGTTCGAGGCGTGAGCGCGAAGCTGTTGCTCCTGTTGTTGAACCCGGTAGCGTTCGCTTTCCACCTGATAATGCTGGTCATAGGCCCGGCGTTGTGCCAACTCCCGGGCATGATCGGCAGTGATGTAACCTTGATTGACTTGCTGCTCAAGGTCAGGCGAAAGACGTTGGCCCACCATCATCTGAGCCTGTTCGACGTAGGGTTGGACCCCCGCCAGAAAAGCCTCATAGTCCCCGCGTCGGAGTGCGGCCCCAGCCCCTAAGAGCAAGGCGACGTCCTCTTGAGCGAGGTCGTGGTTGGTCATAGCCTCAACAAACGGTGCGTAGTTTGCGCGTTCCTGTCTCAGTTCGTTACGCTCAGAAAGCAATTTTTCAATCCGGCGCTTTGTCTTCGGCTTGTAGCTGTCCAACTCGGCTTGGTCGGGCTCGTCCGACAATTCGTCGTCTTCGTCCGATGCTTTCTGACTATCATCCTTTTGGTCGGCATCCGTGTCTTGATCCGAACCGGTTTCTTGAGGGTCGGGGCCTTCCTCATTTTCGGCCTGAGAAGCTGCGAGTTCTTTTTCGACATCCAAATCGCTGTCGGCCTCGAACTCCAAGTCAATGCTGTCGGCAACAGCATCAAGCATACTCTCGGGCTCTGCACCCGTGTCTTCCGCGCTCGACGGGGACGCATCCTCGTAAGAGGTTTCGTCGATCAGATTTTCATCGGCTGGCGAATTGTCCGACATAACGCCTCCAAATAATTAAACTCTGGTGTCTCCACCGTGTCTTGTGTCTTACCACACAAGTTGTGTCTCGCGCAATAGCCGACACACAATCTGTGCTAGTTCAGCCCGAGTGCCCCGGCAATCGCCCCCAGTTCCGGTGGGACGCTTTCTTCGGGGATCGGCGTGTTCGCGCCACCCTCGACCCCTTGGGCGTTCGGGTCGTTACTCGGGTCGCCCTGCACAGGCTGTTTGTTCTGGTTCTGAGACACAATCGACTGCATGTCTGCATCGAACGCATCGTTAATATCCAGACGATCATCCAACCGGCGCAATAACTCTTTAGCCATCCACTCCGGGGATACCCCGGGAATTTGCATCAGAAGGGGGAAAATCCGCTCGGCGTTCTGGATTTCTTGGGCTTGGTTGGGCCGCCCGGTCGATCCGGCTTCGATTTCGAGGTAGATTTCCGCTGCGATGTCGCCGCGTGTCATGTCGGGCCAGACTGCGCCCTCCCCGACAATGGTTTTCACTGTCTCGGATGCTGTCTCAGCAAACAAAATCTGACCCGCAGTGCGAGCGAGCAAAGTCATCATTTCGTCGAGATCGTCCACGTTGGACTGTGTCGCGCTGGCCTGAGAACTCTGGGCGATAGACGTTTCCGTCGCCGTAGCACCGGAGACAGACCCCAAAGTCGCCTCTTGAACGCCAACGACCCGCAAAATGTCTTCATAAACACTGTTGACCTCGTAAAGCGCCGGGTCGATAGGCGGGTTTTTAATAGGTTGTAAGACCTGATCGACCGACTGCCCGGGGGCCAAGGCGTTAAGTTCTAACACTGCGTTAGCTGGGTGGTCTTGCAGTTTCGAGACGTCTTCTTCGTCCAAGACACCCGCAGCGACCGCTGTCTTGGGGCGGTTAGCCTTGCGGTGTTCGCGGAGACCCTGCCTCGATCTGTTATACTCTTGCTGCATGTCTCGGATTAGAGACACGTCGCTCGGAGGGAAAATATCGCTAGGATCGTCAACTTCGTTGAGTACCAGCGGGAACCAAGGCCAAAAACGCTCGGTATAAACGTCCGGAGCCTCTGGCTCTTGCAAAAACTCAGGGTATCCGTCGCAAACGACGTAAACGAGCCCGTCCATCCGGGAGTAAACCTCCCAGACCATCGCTTCCGGGCGGGAACCATTCTCACCTTTGGCGTCTTCGCGGGTGTCGCCCATGTGGGAGATCGCCTCCGCCGCGAGATCGTCGTCCCCGGCCTCTTTCCGGGCGTAACCCCGGTAATTCGTGGCGATGTCTACCCCATAGACCTCTTGGATTGTCTCAGGAGACAGGAGGTATTCTTGCGCGACCCACTCGCACCCAGAAAAGGTTCTCAGGTTCTTGCATTTGGTGTCCGGGATGATGCAAGTGCTATCCGGGTAATCCAACGCCAGCCCTTCACGGACTAAGACCTGTTCCTCTTTTTCGAGGGCTTGGATCGACAAACGAAGCTGTTCGGCCTCGGCATCGTCTTTGTTGATTTCGCCGTCGGCCATATCCGCCGCCAGACGTTCCAACGTGTGGAGACGTTGGGTGAAGTCTGCGATCTGGTTTTTGACGTCCGGTCGCATTTCCATGACACGCTGAAACCCAAGTTTGACGTAGCCGACGCCGGTCGTGATCGCCCGGCGCACGGTGAGTTTCATCATGGATTTGAACGGGTCGATCTGTTCGTCGAGATTGTATTCGTATAGATACGCCAACGTGTCTCCGACCCGGCGGAGCATCTGGTTGTGGCTCCGGGCTTCTTCGGCTTCCGCGATGATCTGCGCGGCTTCGGCGCTCGGCGGAGCCATACCCTGCATCGCCGCTGCGCTGGCCTGTTGCGCCATCATCAACTGCCTGTTCGAGCCATCCCAGACGGTGCCGAGCAACCGGGGGCGCATTTTGGCGGAAACCCGGGGGTTTTTAGCATACAGGAAGGCAGTCTTCTGTTGGACGTGGCGATGTGCGACGTTCGCCACATACTGCCCGTCTGCGCCTTTCCACTGCTTGCCCCTAACAAACTGTTGGTCGTCGCGCATCGACTTGAAATTCTTCTCGTAGAAGGATTTCGCCCCGGTCACACGGTCTTGCCACTGCCGAACGAGGGCCGCGCGGGCTTCTCCGGGCTCGGGCTTCTCACGGGGGACCACCGTGTCTTGGCCGTTTTCCCCGTTTTCGAGGGCTTCGACTTCGTCAAACATGTCTTCCATAATCACCACCCATTCACGTTGGCTTGCATGGCCCGGTCACGCCGTTCCTTGTTGGATTGGGCTTTCACCCATGCCAGAGACCCCGGGCGGGCACCCGTGTCTCGACGTTTCCCGGAGACATACCGAGACGGGGCCATTTTGTTGAGCCCGAGCCCGATATACGCCAACGCATCAACAAAATCGTCGTGTGCGCCATGCGGGAATTTCAAAAGTTGGTCCCGAGCCGCCGGATACCAAGCGGCGAACTTGGGAAAGCGAACTTTCCCCAGCGCCATACGGGCTTGGATGCTCTGGGCTCGGGTTTGTTTGTCTGCGATTGGGGTGATTTCGTCGATAGCACAGAATGTGCGTTCTTCTATCATGCGCTTGCGGAGAAACGGCCCGATAGATTTCGAGACATGACCCTTTTCCGCCCACCACCAAAGAGGTTGATACGCCTCAATCGTGTTCAACATGGCTTCGACCACGACATCGGTCGGCTGTTGCCGCCACCAGACATCGGGCATCACCCAAATGGTCTCGTCGCTGTCTACACCGACCGGGATCAAGACCGTCTTGTCTCGGCCTTGTTTCGTTGAGACAGCGTGATCGCTCGCCACATAAAACTTCAACGCCTCTTTCGGCGGCAAGTCTTGGCGGCCATACGTCATAATGTGTTCGTCTTTGAAGAAGTTGCCGTCCTCGGGGCTCGGGTGTCCCTGATAGAGAGCCGAGAAACCCCGAGGATCAGCGCGTTGGAGGTCTTTCAAGTGTTTCGACGAAAAGCGTTCCGGCCATAAGGCAGTGCCCACGGGGCGTTTCAGTGGGTCGTCTTCTTCCGCCAGCGCGGGCAAGTTAATCACTTCCCATTTCGCGGCCTCGGCGGGCTCGTAGTGGGAGTTCAACGGGTCGGTGAGACGCCCAACGAGGTCGTCTTCGTGCCAGCGGGTCTGGATAATCAGGATTTTACCGCTATCGGTCATCAGACGAGACTTTAGGTCGTCGTTGTACCAAGACCAGAGTTTATCCCGGATCGTGGGGCTATCGGCTTCTTCCCGGCCCTTGATCGGATCGTCGATGATAAGCAAATCACCGCCGCGACCCGTAATCGTACCGCCGCGACCCGCAAAGGCGAGAGCGCCCCCACCTTCAATGGTCATAAAATCGCTGGCCTGAGACCCGGTCTCAAGACACACTTCGGGGAAGACTTGCGCGTAAAGCGGCGAGCGCATGAGGTTCCGCACAGCCCGGCCCAAGTCCACACTAAACTTTTCGTTATACGTCGCAACGATAACAGAGTGTTTGGGGTTCTTGCCCATGTACCACGCGGGCGCTGTTTTGGTGGTGATTTGTGTCTTGCCGTGTCTCGGCGGGGCCGCGAGTATCACCCGTGTCTTGTCTCCGCGCTCCACAGCCATCAAAACGTCGGCTATCAACTTGTGATGCGCTGCGGGCACATAAAGACTTTCCCGGGGGTCTTCCATGTTGTCGGGATGCGGCATGGTGAGACGCGCAAATTCCAAGAGATCGTCACGCGCTGTTAGGACAGCGCGTTTGCGCCGGAGGAGTAGTTCCCGGCGTTTGTCTCGTTCAATTTGGGCGTCTATGTCGTGCGTCATGTCTTGTGTCTTACACCATTAGAGACAAAAAAGCTATCGAAAGCCCAACACACGCCCCTTCAAAGGGCTCGACAAAACGATTTGTTACTCGGGCGCGGAGCCAAGGTTGGGTTACGTTGCCGATCACCGGGGCCAGAAGCGCACCAACGAGCCACAAATTGTTTTGTGTATCAATCTGGCCGAAATATGAGAGACAAAGTACCGAACCGGCGGCCAGTGGGGCGAACCACGCCCGGCGAAGCATAACTTTGTACTCGTCCCAACCATCATAGCCTTGGGCGAGACCGATCCCGTAGAAGATACCGGGTAAGATCCCCCACGGGCCCAGAGCGAGGTACGAGAGGCCGAGACACAGAGCGTATCCGAGGAGGTTGGAGCCAAACGGAAGGCGATGCCATCCACCATCGGAGAGCCGCCAGATCGCAAGTACCGGGATTGCAACAGAGAGCATCAGAAAATCCCCTCCATGAACATTTGTTTCTCCGCAGCGCGGCGATGGACAAGCCCTTTAAGGATTTTACCCCCTGCCCGCCGCCACTTGGGGAACTCGTTCGCTGCACCGAGGTAGTTTCCCCGGTTCAGCTTCATTCTGAGAGTGGATCGCTGTAGGTTCCCGGACCCGACGTTGAACGTGAACGACGAGATTGCGTCGAAAGACGGCTGTTCGAGCCCGACTTTGATAAGCCGGTCGATTGCTGTCTCGACGTGTCTCAGTTCCCGGGCGACAAGGTCTCGGGCTTCTTCTTCGGAGACAGGAGGGTGATCCATAGTAACAGGATCACCATTGATGTCCCAAGTAGACCCATAACCAATAGTGGCGCGGCCAGCAGGGCAAAGGTAGGGCTCGGCGCTGAAACCCTCGAAAGTGCATATAAGCGCAATCCCGGCCTCACTTGTCCTCATGTATGCCGTTCCCGAGCAAAAGTGCGGGAGCCGAACCAGAAGGAGACAACAGTTGCAAACAGGGCTTGTGTCGGGTTGTCCCAGATCGTTTTGTAGAAATCCTTGGTGATATAGCCAAACGCCAGCAAGTACGTCAGCGTAAAAAACTCAATGAAGAACAGGTACGTCAAGACAGGCCGCACAGACGCAGCGAAATCTACCACCCACGTCGATGCTCTCCGCTGTAGGCTGGCGTCGTGCTTGAGAAGGGCTTCGCCTTCGCGAATATCAGCATCGACGTGCATCATCTGGAGTTTTTGCTGGCCGATGGCTTTCTGTTGTTCAAGCTGTTTGTCCATCATACGGAGTTCATGCGCTTGATCGCGCTTTTCCTCAAAGAACCCAAGAATTTTGGGGAGGAAACTCGTGCCAAAGCCGAGCAGTGATCCGAGTAAACTAAGCATCAATCTCTCCTAATCAAAACAGGCCATGACTTCATGGATGTCCGCGCCCTTGAGCGTCATCTTCTGCATACACCAACGGCGGTTGTTGATGTCCTGTGTCAACTCAGCCTTGCCCGCAGTCTCGGCCTGGGTACGTTCCCACTTCGCAATCGCCTCTGGGTTGATCTTGCTGGTGACGAATTGAAGCTGGAAATACATTTGCGCCATCGCCAGCACCAAACCGCCAATAGTCAGGATCAGCGGCAGCTTGGATAGCAACGCTCCAAAATCGACGCCCCTGCGGTCTGCCGGTGATCCGGCGCGTTCGCGCTGCTCTGCCATCAGTAGCGAGCCTCAACCGTCCGAACCGTGCAAGTCGTCTCCATCAGGATCGGCCTTGGCAGTTCCGCTTCCTGGCGGCGCAATTCCTCCGTCGTCATCATTTCCGGCATCACGGAACAACCGCTCATCGACAAAGAAGCAAACACCGCGATGAGAACAAATCCGACACGGTTTACCACACGGCTCATCAGACATGGCCCTGCCAGATGTAGACGAGCAGCGCGCTGACAACGCCGAGCAGGGAGACGATCAGGAACGCGCCGATCTTGTGGCGCTGGCTTTCCTCCCAGAGCATGTGCTTGCGGAGATCGTCGGCAACCTCTGACACCGCGCTTTTTATGTCGGCCATGTCATCCTTGATCTCACAAAAAATACCGCTGCCGTGAACCAACTCCGTTTCCATGACCGCCACTCGCTTGTCCAATTCCGAAATAGCCCGGCGCTTATCCTCACATGCAGCAGCAATCGCCCGGTCGGCTATGATGGGCGCGACTTCTTGCACCACCGCATGAGCAGTCTCACGGGCTATCGCCATTGATTGATGCCGGGTGACGTACTCTTGGGAGGTGTCGGCCATATGTCGCTACCTTACACCGGGGCTACGGGCCAAGGGTCGGCAGCGTTCTCGTCCCGCCACTGAGCGACAAAGGCTTCCGGGTCGGCAACGGTCGCCGGGAGGTTCCGCAACAGAGCACGGATCACCGTGACCTCCTGCTCGGTCAGAGGCGGCTGGTCGGCCATAGGTTATTCCACCGGAGTTGGGGTCGGCTTCACCGGAGCGGAGAAGCCCGGCTTCGCGGGGTTCCAGGGTTTCTGTGGCATGTCGGTCTCCTAGCTGGTGCCAGCCCAGGCGGCGTGGCAGTGAACCTCAACGCCGTTGGCGGTGGTGACTTTGACGACGATCTCCTGGCCGGCGTGGCTGGACAGGTCGATGCCGTTGGCGGTGACAATGTGGACGGTGTTGCCGTTGAAGGTTGTCGTCCCGTGATCGGTAGTGTCGGCCAGGGCCACGGTCTCGAACGTGGTTCCGCCGTCTGCCGACAGCTTGATGATGACGTCGGTGCCGTAGGTGATCGTACCGGCGATCTCCTCGATCAAGACAAGGGCGCTGGCGAGGGTGATGGTTGCGCCAACGTCGTAGGCTTCGGACATATAAACGTCCATGTTTGTGGCGGCGGCAGTAAACTCGATGCGCCAAACTGGATCAACATTGCCTGGGCCGTTCTTGTTGATGCCAGCATCCGGGGCGGTTGTGATGATCGTGTGGCTACCCGCTGGCGGGTTAGACCATTGACCAAAATAGGGCGCTTCGGAATGGCTTTCACTGGCCGTGCTGTGGTTCTGAAAATACATCGCCGGGTAATAAATGTTGGCGTCGTTTGGAACGGTGTAAGCACATGCATGTTCCCCCCACCCACCATTAGCGATGGTGATGTTGCCAGTAGTCGCCATCTCTGTTGGCGCTGAACTCTTACCGTTCCAGCGCATGATAGAAAAGCGTCCGGTCGCGCTGTTACCTCCATCGTTGAACGCCCAAAAAGATTTGACGACACGCCCTCCTGGCAGCTTGTAGCCAGCATAGTGTGAAGCTCCATCCGCGCCTCTGGTAGCGTCTGCTGCTTTTGGAGCGCCAATGGCATATCCGCCAGTATTATTGTCGAGGTAGTCGCCAGTTGTGTCGTAGCGCGGTGCTGGCTTTTCAAAAAACAACAATCCATAATTGTTCGAGTAGACGACAACGCGGGAGAAGTCCTTGTCGCCGTCGGTTCCTCCAGACGTGGTGTGCATCGAGCCGGAAGTATAGGAGTTGCCCGTCGAATAGGAGATCGGCAGCACACCAGAGCCAGAGACACGACTAACTCGCAGCCAGAAGGTCGTGGTGCTGTCGGGAACCTTCCACGGCGTTGTTGCCATAAACGTGCAAGGCGGATCGCCAGCGGTGTCGCGGAAGTCGATAACGGTCGTCGTCAGCGTGCAGTAGACCGTGCCGCCGGTCGCGGCGCTGGCGATTTCCATCTGGAACACGTCGCCATGCACTTCGCCGGCCGTACCCGCGCCGTCGTCGTTGGTGGAAATCAAGATCGTGCTGATGGTCTTGCCCACGTCGCCAGAGCCAAAGATGAGAGACTGCGAGACAACTTCGGTATCGCTGGCGTCAGTGTGACCATTATGGCTGTTGCTGATAATCGGATTACGAGTAGTCGTGTGACCGCCCTGATCTTCACTCCAAATTTGTTGGATGCCGGATGCATCATTGAACTCATCCGAGAAGCCATTGGTCAGACCGTAGTAGTTGGCGCTGGCGTCGAGGGCGCGGAAGACTGAGAGAAGTGCAACATTGTTTTCAAGTGTGCTGGTGAGATCAGCGATTAGGTTCTTTGAAACTACAGTTGCCATGATCTTTTCCTATTTCACGATGCCGTAGAGATTGATGGCCCCTGACGTGAGGTTGCCCGATGTGGAAATCAATCGGAAACCATTGACCGCCGCAACTGATTTCCAATCGCCGCCCATGGACCATGCAACACTGTTTCCGCCAT